GATAAAAGTGGATATCAAACATTCCCATATCGAAAGTATGCGTACAAACGAGATACGCATGGTGAGTATCTTTCTATGTATGGTGATAAACTAAGCAAAGTTGGTAAGTGGGAAAAAGAAGATGCCGAAGATTTATTTGAATCGGATGTTCCCGAAACAACGAGAGTTTTGGTAGATATATACGAAAATGATTTACCATCGAAAGGACATAGAGTTCTCACATTTGATATTGAGGTAGAGATGATATCAGGTCTACCAAACACAAAAGATGCAAAGAATGAAATTACGGCAATTGCTGCACATGATGGAGCAACAAAGCTGTATGATGTATTCGTATTAGATAAAGAACGTAAGGTTAAGAATAAAGCCAAAAACTTTAATAAAGATGGTAGAGAAGTTACTCTTCATATATTCGATAATGAAAGAAATCTATTACAGTCATTCCTTAATTATTACGAAGAAGTAAACCCAACAATTCTAACGGGTTGGAATATTGACTTCTTTGATATTCCCTATTTGTATAACCGATTAAAGAATGTATGTGGCGAAGGACATGCTAAACGATTATCACCGATAGGACAGGCATTTTGGTCACCATATAGAGAAAAGTTTAGTTTTGGTGGTGTATCTATTTTGGATTATATCAATCTATATAAAACATACACATATTCATTAGAAGCATCTTATACCTTAAATTATATTGCTACAAAAGAATTGGGTAGAGGTAAGATTGAGTACGAAGGAAGTTTGGATGATTTATTCGAAAACGATTTGGAAAAGTTTATTGAGTACAACATTGTCGATGTGGACTTAGTTGTATCGATGGATGATAAACTTCAATTTATTGAATTATGTAGAGCCGTTTGTCACGCCGGATATGTACCATATGAAGATTACATTTATTCATCAAAGTGGTTAGAAGGAGCTTGTTTAGGATATCTTAAAAAGAAAGGATTGGTAGCAACTAATAAACCACGAGATAGAAAAGAAAGAATGCAGGCTCTTAGAGATAACAACCAAGAGAAGTTTATTGGAGCATATGTAAAAGAACCTATTGTTGGTAAGTATGATTGGATTTATGATTTGGATTTAACATCCCTATACCCATCAATTATTATGACCCTAAATATCAGTCCCGAAACCAAAGTTGGTAAGATTGAAAATTGGGATGCAGAGGCTAATATTAAAGGATTAGATACGACATATAAGTTAGTGGGTAAGGATGGTGATGAGTACTCATATACGACTCAGGAACTGAAGGAAGTTATCAAAGATAGTAATTTAGGTGTTGCGGCAAATGGGGTTCTATATACACAGGATAAGAAGGGTCTTATCGCTGATATTTTAAATGATTGGTTTGAAAAGCGTGTTGAGTTTAGAAAATTAGAAAAACAATATGGTGAAGCGGGTGATACGGAGAAATATGACTTTTATGCTAAAAGGCAGCTTGTTCAGAAGATTCTTCTTAATTCTATGTATGGTGTTCTTGGCCTTCCTGCCTTTCGGTTTTACGATATTGATAATGCAGAGGCAGTTACGGTTACGGGTCAAACTGTTATTAAGAAAACGGCGGAGATGGCAAATAGAAAATATTGGAAAGAATTAGGAACAACCGATGACTACAATGTCTATATTGATACGGATTCAATCTATATGATGGCAGAGCCTTTGGTAAAACATAGATACCCAGATTATAAGACATTCGATGAGAAGAGAATGGCAGTTGAAGTGGATAACATCGCAACTGAAACACAAACATTCTTAAATTCATTCTATGATATGTTGGCTGAAAGATTCTTCTTTATTCCAAAAGAGAAACATCGTTTTGAGATTAAGAAAGAATATATCAGTAAAGCAGGATTTTGGGTAGCAAAGAAGAGATACGCTCAATGGATGGTATTAAAAAATGGTATTCCATGCGATAAGTTAGATGTTAAAGGATTGGATGTAGTTCGTTCATCTTTCCCCAAAGCATTTCAGGACCAAATGAGTGGTATGTTGAAAGATATCCTTATGGGTAAAGATAATGAGTATGTTGATACAAAGTTATTAGCATTTAAAGCTAGTATGATTAATTTGCCGGTTAATAAGATAGCAAAGGGTGGAGCAATTAAAGAGTTAAGTAAATATGATAATGGTACTTGGAGAAAAGATAGTGGGTTATCAATTGCATCTTTTGAAAAAGGAACACCTGCGCACGTTAAAGCTGGAATTACTTATAATCGATTATTAAAGTTCTTTAATGCACCATATAAGCACGAACCAATTAGAGATGGTGATAAAGTAAAATGGGTATATCTTAAAAATAATCCGTTGGGGTTGGAGACTGTGGCGTTTAAGGATTATAATGACCCGAAGGAAATTATGGATTTCGTAGAACAATACATTGATAGAGATAAATTATATGTATCGGATATGGAAAATAAGGTAGATGATTTCTATACCGCACTTAAATGGCAGAAAGCTTCAACTGAAGCCCTAACTGCGAAAAAGTTTTTCTCATTTTAATTTGGAACATTCGAAATATTTTCGTATATTTACACAATAACAATAAAAATAAAATTTAAAAATTAGATTATGAACAAACAAAATTTACAAAGATTCATCCAAAAGTATTCACTAGGTGGAGTTATCGAATCAGTAGCATGGAATGCAGAAGGAAACAAACTATCTGTACGTTTCATTTCAGATGATAAGACTATGTTGGGTGAAGTGGATTTTAATGGTTTTACATCAAAACCATTCAATGTTGGTATTTACACTACATCATTGTTAAAAAATTTATTAGGCATTTTAGATAATGATTTATCTTTAAATGTTGATATGGTTGGCGATAGAGCAACTGTATTAAAGTTAAATTCAGAAGAAACTGAAACTTCGTATCAATTGGCTGATTTGGGTGTAATTCCTGTTGTGCCAGATTTGAAAGTATTGCCTGAATTTGGTATCGCAATTGAAATGGCATCTACTATGATTGATAAGTTTATCAAAGCAAAAGGTGCATTGAGTGATATCGATACATTTACTGTATTTACTGAAAATGGTGATTTGAAAATGGCAATCGGTTATTCAACCATTTCCACAAATAGAGTAACATTCACTTGCCAAAAAGGATATGCCGGTGAAGTTAAACCAATTTCTTTCTCCGCTAAGTATCTTAAAGAAATCTTAACGGCTAACAAAGAAGCAACATCCGCTAAACTTAACGTATCAGCCGATGGATTGGCGCACGTTGAATTCATTATCGATGATTTCGTATGTAAATATTATTTAGTAGAAATTTCAAATTAATAAAAATGGCAGAACAATTAGATTTATTTCCAGAAGAGAAATTACAACAACAAGATGCGGGTAGCATTGGAGTACCTGAAGCAACCCCAATCTTAGATGCGGAATGGTGTTTTCAATTTTTTAACAATGAGCCGGTGGTATTTGCATTCTCAAACGAAGGCGAAATCGCTTCACCATTACAAATGAAAATTGAACCAACTGAAGGACAAGGATTAAATTTCCAACAAAATGGAATGACCTTTAGACTTTTCCCAAGACCAATTTCCGAAGAAACAAAATTAGAAAGAAAAAAAGAAAATGAAAGTAAAGATTAAAAAATTACATTCCGATGCCATTATCCCCACCTATGCAAAAAGTGGGGATGCTGGTATGGATTTAGTAGCAACTAAAATTATATCCAATACAACATTTGATGTTACATATGGAACTGATATTGCATTAGAAATTCCCGAAGGATTTGTAGGATTAGTATTTCCTCGTTCATCAATTAGGAAGTATGAGTTAATATTATCAAATTCAGTTGGTGTAATTGATAGTGGATATAGAGGTGAAATCCAAGCTACATTTAAAAAAGAAAACGGATTGGATTCACTTGCATATAAAGTGGGTGATAGGATTTGTCAAATTATGATTATCCCACATCCAACAATTGAATTTGAAGAAGTAAATGAATTAAATAACACCGATAGAGGCCAAGGCGGATTCGGTTCAACAGGAAAATAATACAATATGAGCTTTTTCGCAAACGATATTAATAAAAGAGAGCATAGTTTATGGGTAGAAAAATATCGCCCACAAACTTTAGCTGATTACGTTGGTAATGAAACCATCAAAGAAACAATCCAACAATATTTGGATAACAACGATATCCCTCACTTACTACTTTATGGTAAAGCGGGTACGGGTAAAACCACATTAGCAAAGTTAATCGTAAACACAATCAAATGTGACTTTATGATTATCAACGCATCGGATGAAAATAATGTTGATACCGTTCGTAACAAAGTAAAAGGATTTGCATCATCAGTAGGATTCTCCGGATTCAAAGTAATCATCTTAGATGAGTTTGATTATATGACTCCAAACGCACAGGCAATTCTTCGTAACTTAATGGAAACATTCAGTAAGCATTGTAGATTCATTTTAACGTGTAACTACATTGAGAAGATTATTGACCCGATTCAAAGTAGATGTCAATCATTTGCAATCACACCTCCAACTAAAAAGGATGTAGCAATTCAGGTTAGTAAGATTTTGGATGCAGAAAAGATTACATATGATATTAAGAATGTAGCTGATATAGTTAGTTCATATTATCCAGATATTCGTAGAATCCTAAATACTTGCCAACTACAATCGGCTAAAGGTGAATTGAAAGTAGACCATGCAATTATGGTTGAATCTAATTTTCAAACTAAACTGATTGAACTTCTTAAATCATCCAATGATAAAAGAAACTTATTCATAAACATTAGACAAGCAGTAGCAGATAATCGTTTAAATGATTATTCAGAAATGTATTCTATGTTATATGATAAGGTTGATGATTACGCAGCTGGAAATACAGCAAATGTAATACTTACTATTGCAGATGGATTATCTAAAGATGCTTTAGTAGTAGATAAAGAGATAGTGTTTATGAGCACAATTATTCAAATTTTAAATATTATAAAATGATAAACGAACAATTTCAACAACCGCAAATTGATTTAAAAGATACACGAGATGTACCATGTGAATGTGGTAATTTAATCTTTATGCCGGGTTATAGATTCCGTAAGGCTTCTAAGTTATTAACCGGTGGTGATAAAGATACTGTTATGCCATTCGAAGTATTCTTATGTACAAATTGTGGTAAACCATTACAAGAGTTCTTACCAGAAGAATTACAAATTTCAAAAGAAGAAAAATAATGGCAGTTAAAAAGTTATTTGACCATCTTAATGCAATTACGGCGGAGCAAGACCCAAACTATTTCGATAAGTTATCGGAAGAGGATTTAAAATCGTGGAGTAACTTTATGATTAATCGATTCCTTTCTATGAAGCCGGAATGGGTTGAACTCATTGCATCATTATTACCGTTAACCCAAACTCTTCAACCAAAGGAGATGTACAAATTGTATATTGGTGTTTTACCAAAAGGTAAGCAATATTTAAAATATACTAAAGGTAAATCCGAAGATAAGTATGAGGAGTTTTTAGTTGAATTGGTTAAGAAAGATTATTCGGTGCCAGAATCACAGGCATTAGAATATATAGATATCCTCTACTCGACTAGAGAAGGTAGAGAGAATATCAAATACATTTGTGAAATGTATGGCGTAGAAAAAAAACAAATTACGAAACTTAAATTAAAGATATAATTCTTTGGTTTATTGAAATAAAATTCGTATATTTGTTATATGGCTAGAGTATCATTTTCACAATATAGTATGTGGAGTAATTGTCCACAACAATATAAACTATCTTATATAGATGGTTTATCCACATCGAAATCCAATATACATTCTGTATTTGGTTCAGCAATGCACGAAACATTGCAAGAGTATTTAAGTAGATGCCTTCGTATCTCCAAATCACAAGCTGATAAGGGAATGGATACGAAGGCTTTTCTTAAAGAAAAGATGAGAGAATTTTTTATCAAAGAATCCGATGAAGGTAAAGAACCAATTTGCTCAAAAGAAGAGCTAGTTGAATTCTTAGAAGATGGATATCTAATTTTAGATTACTTTCAGAAATCAAAAAACTTCAATAACTTCTTTTCTTTACAAGATGATGAATTAGTTGCTATTGAGCAAGTTATTAATACTAAGATAGGTGAACACATTAACTTCTTAGGATTTATAGATTTCATTGTTAGAAGTAAAACAACTGGCAGATATCGTATTACCGATTTCAAAACATCCACTAAAGGTTGGAGTAAATATCAAAAATCAGACCCGGTTAAAAACACTCAAATACTTTTGTATAAGAAATTTTACGCAGAGTTATTAAATATTTCACCTGATATTATCGATGTGGAGTTTATGATTCTAAAACGTAAGGTATCGGAAAATGCGGATTACCACATTCCACGCATTAGTAGACACGTACCCGCTAGTGGTAAACCATCTATGAATAAAGCATGGAAAGGATTTACTGAATTCGTAGCTAACGTATTTAATGAAGATGGTTCATATAGAACTGATATAGGATTTTTCAAAAAGCCAACAAAACTTTGTGGTTGGTGTGAGTTTTTGGGAACACATTGTGATGGAAAATAATTTTTCGTATATATATGTATATACAAATATTATCAACTATGGCAGATTTAAAATTAACAACTGTTAAGGTTATAAAAAGGTTATACGATGAGGACTTTAAGATTATCACAATACATGGTGGTATAAATTTTCAAAAACTCGTTAATAGAACCTTAGACCTTTACACAAAAAACGAAGAATTTAGAAAACAATTAAATGAATACACTATTTTACAAATAAGTGGTTCACAATTTTAAGAAACAAAATAAGTTATGGCAAAAAAGAAGATTCTGTTACTTTCGGATGACCTTAGAATGACGAGTGGTATAGCTAATGTATCCAAACAATTAGTGTTGGGTACAGTAGATAAATACGATTGGGTTCAGTTAGGCGCAGCAATTAAACATCCCGAAGCAGGGAAAGTTTTGGATTTGAATGATAGTGTTAGAGAGCAAACTGGCGTAAAGGATGCATTGGTTAAAATTTATCCATCGGATGGATATGGTAATCCTGATATCATTCGTCAGTTATTAATGATTGAAAAGCCCGATGCTATTCTACACTTTACTGACCCGAGATATTGGTTATGGCTATATGATATTGAGCATGAAATTCGCCAATCAGTTCCCCTTTTCTTCTATCATATTTGGGATGATTTACCAGACCCAAAATATAATCGAAATTATTACGAAAGTTGTGATTGGATTGGATGTATTTCAAAACAAACGTATGGTATTACCAAAAGAGTTTGGAGTTGGGATAAGGAAGCATATTGGACACCACCTGCTGATTGGCAAGTAAGCTATGTACCACACGGTATTAATGCAGATTTATATAAACCAGTAGAAGTTCCAAAGGAATTTAAACAATCTATTTTTGGTGATAAAGAATATGAATTTGTTCTATATTGGAATAATAGAAATATTCGTAGAAAACAACCAATGGATGCTATGTTGGCATTTGATAAATTTAGAGAAGCATTGCCTGAAGATAAGAGAGATAAAGTTTGTATGGTAATGCACACTGCTCCGGTCGAAGAGCATGGTACTGATTTACCTACATTTATAGAACATTGTATTCCTGAATCTAATATTATATTTGCACCTAACAAATATACGGAGCAAGAATTAAACTATCTTTACAATATAGCTGATGTAACAATTAATATTGCATCTAATGAAGGATTTGGATTAGCAACTGCTGAATCAGTAATGGCTGGAACACCTATCATTGTAAACGTAACAGGCGGTATGCAAGACCAATGTGGATTTAGAGAAAGAGGTACAGGTAAATTATTAACTGCAGAAGATTATGTTGAGATTGGTTCTTTACACGATAGACATAAAAAAGCAGGCGTAGTATATGGTGATTGGGTTAAACCAATTTGGCCAGTTCGTTCAACAACGGGTTCAGTTCCTACTCCATATATTTTCGATGATAGAGTTGATTTTGAAGATGTTGCTCCTTTGATTATGGATTGGTATAAAATGGGTAGAGAAGAAAGAAAGATAGCCGGACTAAAGGGTAGAAACTTTTTCTTAGGAGAAGGAAAGCTAAGTAAGGAAGCAATGTGTGATTCATTAGTTGAAGGTATGGAAGGGGCATTTGCAAATTGGAAACCAAAACAAAAATTTAAGTTAATAGAGTTATAATATGAAACCAACATTAGTATTTCAAGCACCGGTAGCAACAAGAAGTGGATATGGTGACCACGCGAGAGATTTATTACATTCTCTTTATAAATTAGATAAATTTGAAATCAAAGTTATTAGTACTCGTTGGGGGTCAACTCCAATGGATGCACTTAATTATGATAAGCCATTTCATAAATGGGTAGTAGATAATATTATACCTGGCATTCAACAAAAGCCTGATATTTATATTCAGGTTACTGTTCCAAATGAATTTCAACCATTGGGTAATTATAACATCGGAATTACTGCAGCAATTGAAACAACGCATTCTCCATTAGATTGGATACATGGTTGTAATAGAATGGATTTAATTATAGTTCCATCAGAACATTCCAAAAAGAGTTTAATTGATAGTGTATATAATGAAGCAGATAAACAAACTAACCAACTTATCAGACAAATTAAAATTGAAAAACCAATTGAAATTTTATTTGAAGGATTTGATGAATTTGATTTCGGAACTGATGCGGTGGCGCACGTAACTGAATTGGATGCAATTAAAGAAGATTTCGCATTTCTATTTGTAGGACATTGGTTAAGAGGTAATTTAGGCGAAGATAGAAAGAATGTGGGAATGATGATTAAAACATTCGCAATGGCATTCAAAAACGAAAAGATTAAACCAGCATTAGTATTAAAAACATCTTCAGCTGGGTTTAGTGTAATAGATAGAGAAACTACTATTAAAAAAATTAGAGAAGTATTGGGAAAAGATTATAAATCAGTTCCAATTTATCTTTTGCATGGCGATTTAACTCCATCACAAATGAATGGGTTATATGAACATAAAAAGGTAAAAGCAATGCTAAACTTTACAAAGGGTGAAGGATTTGGTAGACCACTATTGGAATTCAGTTTAACAGGTAAGCCTGTAATTGTATCCAATTGGAGTGGGCATATCGATTTCTTAAAGCAAGGTGCAGTATTATTGGAAGGTGAGTTAAAGCCCGTACACGAATCAGCAGCTGACCAATTTCTTTTAAAAGAAGCACAATGGTTCAATGTAAATGTTTCAAAAGCATTGCCAATTATTAAGGATGTTTATAAAAATTACGATAAGTATAAATCCGAATCAGCTAAGTTGGGTAAGCATAATTTAGCAACATTTAGTTTAGCAAAAATGACAGAAGGATTCGATGGTATTCTAAATCAATATGGTATTTATACTAAGATACAACCAAAGTTCCAACAACTTCAGTTACCTAAATTAAAAAGTTTAAATAAATAATATGAATTACAATCCTATATATCGTAAATCAATTGATGATAAAAATGCAATAAGTGCCAATAAAATGGCTAGAGGTAAGTTTTATTTAATAAAAGAATACGTTTATGTGGATGGT